TTGGTAATCCCATACTTGATATTTAATACAACTTAGTCTATAAATCAACCCATGTTTACTGGAAAGGTATTAAGACAAGCATTAGATAAATTTTTAAAAGGCGAAGTAGCTGCCAATGCTAGAGTGCAAGTTATCTTACCGAATGGTGAGTTTTATGACATCACTGGAGTGCAATTATTAGAAAATAAATTAATTGGCGTTAGAGAATCTCATAGACTTGCAATTACAATATCACCTGAACAATGGAAGATGGGAAAAGTAATTAAAAAATTATAAAATGATTTGACAACCTGATGAGGTGTAGTAGTGAATCCAGAAAAGAAATTTTGGTATGAAATTAAAACGTTCAATCTTAAAAATAATTGCAAATTATCATTTACACGCGTGGAAAATACTGCTTCATGGGGTACTCCTGATATACTGGGGTATACTAGTCGTGGCAACTTTTTCACTATAGAATTAAAAGTAACAAAGACCAACAAGGTACGCCTGTCTCCACATCAAATAGCGTTTCACGTAAAACATCCTAACAATACATTTATCCTAGTTAAGGCCCTTGGTCTTAACTCCATAAAACTTTATGAGGGAAGGTTTATCAAGGAGCTTGATGCTCAGGGCTTGAGGCTTGAAGCTTGCTCCTCGGGGCTTGAGGCTTGCTTCTCAAGGCTTGGGGCCTGTGGCTTGCCGCTTGAAGCTTGAGGCTTGCAGCTTGAAGCTTGCGGCTTGAGGCCCGGACCAGGTGCACGCCTGCTTGGAGCCGTCGCTCTTGTTGGGCTAATGACCTGATCCGTTGCGGAATCCGCACTGCCTGAAATGGGCCTTACGTGCGAATTCCTATTGCGTGCTAGCTTGCGCAAATTCTTATAATAATTTGGATGTCTAAACATTTCAATGAGCTTTGTAAGATATATTTTTTATTTCAGGATTCCAGCACTTTCTGCAGTCTCTGCATTCGTTGTCTTGAAGAGATGCCGGGCAATTAAAATCTTCACCTGTGACTACGCTTGAGCTGTTAGGCCAAGAACTATGCGCCCGCTGGTTCACCATCGGAGCGCTAAATCGTATGACTAAATTTTTTGGTTTAGCGTGCAGGTGTTTTTTGATCCAAGCTTCTCGAGTCGGTAACCAATGACGCTTGCTGGGGGTGAGCTCGCACACTTCGAATATCTTCATCAGGTGAGACAGGTCCTGTACGTCGCCGCTGTCATGCCAGCGAAACACATCAGGCTTTTTTGAATTTATTAAATGCACCATCGCGTCAACCCATTGCGGTGATTGTATAGCTGCCAGCCTTCGATATTGTGCATCCTGCACAACTTTAAAAACATAACAACCTTTTAGAGCGTAACAATCATAACAGACTGAGCCCTGAACCTTCGCAAGCTTTGATCCTGTCTTGCATTCCTTGGCAGGTAGACCTATCGACCAGCCCGGCATCTTTGAGGGCTTCGACAGGCTGCCGCCTATAATTTTTAATGCTTCATTTGTTTTCATATTTCATCCTTTATAATCCTATATATACCAAACAGCTTGCCCCTTGTCAAGGGCTTGCGGCCTGAGGCTTGCAGCTTGACGCCCAGCCGGGATCAGTAAGCGCTCGGTTGGTTTCCCACGATCCCCGCGCAGCTGATCCCAGGTCCAATAGCGTCTCTAAATAGAGTTAAGGTGTTGATCTAGAATAATAACATCCAACTACTATTAGACCAGGGATCAGTAATTACTACCCAGGCGTCCCCTTCTTCACCACTGATCCCAGATCCAGCATCTTATGGCAGATTAAGTAATCTCGAGGATTACGCCATTTCCAACATACTGGATCTGGGATCAGCAGCACCTACCAGCTAGAGTCAGTGCTGCTACGATAAAATCCTAGCCATTTTATCTGATCCCAGATTCCTGTCGCGCAACACAACATTCTCAGATACAGCTTCTGCTTTTTGTTATGCCTGTATCCACAGGAATCTGGGATCAGTACAAGTTGTATAAGTTAGATCCTATGAAATTCAAATACAACTTGTAGTTGTCCCAAAAAACTATTTAGAGGTTGAAGCCTGTTCTAATAGTTTAATTCTTTTATCTTGCATATTAATTAATTTATTATTCAAAACTACCATTTCAAATAATCTATTAATCATATCCAAGGTTTCTTTGTCTGACAATGTAAAATTATCAGGCAAATTTTTTATTACATTTCTTCGATCTTGTTCTATGCTCATAATTGTACTTTCCACGTTGTTGTTGCAGTTCTATAACCTTTATTATCTAGGTCATAGTAAGTTATACAAGGAACACCTTTTTTAGATGTAAAGTATCTACAAAGATCAGTCCACTTTGCATTTCTTGTAATATGCTTTTTGTGTTTTTTAGCCCAAAAAGTTATTTTAAATGTTTTATTTAGTTCCATATTATTTATACCTTTCTATTGGGATAATCCCATATAAATGTGGCAGAAATAAGGCAAGACTAAAAAAAATATTTTTTTATTTGACCCATAATGAACACTTTCATAGATTGACATATCCCAGCTAATCCTATATAATAGGGGTGGGAGGTCGGGAATAATATATCTAAAACACACAACCTCAGGTTGTATCGCGCCGGTAAATTTTTTTATTTTTTTATTTGACATTATTTTTAATTAGGAATATATAGGATACAGAAAGGATATAACAATATGCAAAAAGAAAAGAAAATAACACTTAACGCTGACAAGCGAAAAGTTATTGCAGATCAGTTTCAATCTTTTTACGAAGATAAAGTAAAAGACAAATTGATTAATGCAAAAAAACAATATGATCTTATGCGTGAAAAGGCAAAAGAAAGGATTAATCAAGTCGTAAGATTTCATCAACCACAAGAAGACGTTGATACAATTAGAAGAATGATACAAAAATACAATCGTTCTGGTGGCGAATTGTATGAGGATAATTGTTTTTATGTTTCAAGACCAATTATTAAAGTTGATGATGAGGGTCGAGAATATGAAGCAAGAGATGAAATCCATGTAAGATTTGATATGGGTCGAAATTTTGCAAGAGCATATTATCGTGATGAAATGAAAGCAAAAGGGTTAAACCCTGATTTTCATTTAACAATCATGGACGACTACTCAAAAAGAAATCCAAAATATTACAATGATGAAAGTGCGTGTAATAAATTTTTAGGTTTCAGTACATCTGCAAATGATGACAAGTCAATAGTCACTCCTGTTGCAAAATGGGAAAATGATTTTAAACTATGGACAATCGGATCATCTTATTGTCATTCAAGACAATTCAAAGTTGATGAAAATACTATGACTTTCTTTAAGATGTATCGTGCTAGTGCTGACAATGTAATTAAAGAACATCAACAAATGTATAGTTATGTTGAGGGCAAAATGCAAAAAGTAAGATTGGGTTTAAAATCTTACAGATACTTTGACCAAGCAAAAGCACTTGCAGATAAAGTTGGAGTTGTTTTAAATGAGAGTATGTTAAATGAAAGTTCTAGTTTAGCACTTTCAATTTATTCCCCTGATAATCTTGCAAGTTTATTAGAGGATAAAGTTGAGCCAACAAAAGCTGAAAAGATTGCAATAGCAAAAAAACTATTACAACAATCAGTAAGTAGTTTAAATTAATAATAAACAACATCATGGGACAATTAATTGTCCCATGATTAGAAAGGTAAAAATGACAGATTACGTCTGGTGCCATGGTCCACGTTGCCATGAACGAAGAACAACAAGTAGAATTCGTGGTGTCAAGGGCTCTAAAGTTTTAAGAACAATTAAGATTGCATTAAATGAATATAGAGCCGGTACAATATGGAAATACTTTTGCGATCAAAGTTGTATGCATGATTTTATTAGAACACATATAGAAGAATTTGTGCGACTACACCCAAGAGCCGAGGCTCTTGAAACACCGGTCGAAGTAAGCAAAGAAGTTAAAACTTATGATTATGGTTATGGTCCACGTAGTTATACAACCACAGACATAACACCTATTGACAACAACCAGACTTAGTTAAACCTTTCTAAGCTATGCACTGAGCGCATCAACTACAGGTTGTGCGCGGTGCATAGAGGTACCACACCGGTTTACAATTTTACAAAATTTTTAAAAAACGTTTTTTTGTTTACAGACTAGGGGTCCCAGAGCAACGTATTTATTGCGTGTTTTTTAAATAGATAGTGGTAAAATACTTTTTAAGTTTTCAAAATTCTTGTAAAAAAATTTTGCGGAAAAATTTTTATGAATGAAAAATTTATACAGAACCTAGATAAATTACCTGCTGATGTCAGAAGAGAATTTGCTCTGCTGGCAAATCGCTATGGTGAAAAGAAAAAACAAAATACAATTCAAAATGATTTTCTATCTTTTGTAAAACATGTTTGGCCTGATTTTATAGAGGGTAGACATCACAAAGAAATAGCAGAAAAATTTAATAAACTTGCATCCGGAGAAATAAAAAGATTAATTATTAATATGCCACCTAGGCATACTAAATCAGAATTTGGATCTTATCTTTTACCTGCATGGATGGTTGGTAAAAATCCAAAATTAAAAATTATCCAATCCACTAACACGACTGAATTATCGGTGCGGTTTGGTCGTAAAGCCAAGGCTCTTATTGATTCT